GTCCACGATGGCTCTGACCACTTGATCTGGTGTCATGCCTGGAACTCGAATATCTGCTGCGCATCCTATCCGATGCTGACTAGAATCCTTAGAGCCTACACTGTCATTAACTTTTTTGCAACGATAGGCGCTATTGACAAGGATCGGCTTGCCTTTTAACACGGTCTTGACACGCTCCAAGAACTGCGCCAGACGGATCAGGTTCGCCGTTTCTTTTTCGTTAGGGGTGTTGTCCCAATTATGACGGACAGCCGTCTCCGATGCGGTCAGTTCTTCCAGCGTAAAGTTAGGGGTTAAACGGGTCATTTTCTGAACAGCCAATCCGCCACAAATGCAATCGCGCCGCCAATAATCCCGCTGATGATTTTGCCCACCTGCACACCGCCCTTGGCCTGATTAGCAAGGGCTAGAAGCTGCTCGATGTCGCCTTCCATCTTGTCAATTTTATGCGACACTTCTGTCAACCGACGGTCATAATCCTGAACCCGCTGCCATAGCACTCCGTATTTTACGGGATCAATTTCCATTATTGTTGTCCTTGTAGTTGGTTGGCTAGGACGTTTGCCGCAGCCACTGAATTTGGCGTTATAGATGTATTTGCTAAATTAGCTGCACCGCGAATCAACATGTTAGGCCCATAGCTAGGTTTTACAAACATATTTTGATATGGCCCTGATAACATCATACTTCCTACTGGCCCACGGGTAGCCATTAAACCTGCTGTTTTTAAATTACCAAAAGCACCTAATACCGCTGCACCAAGACTATTTACGGAACTTGAACCTGGTGAAGCTAATTTAGATGTCTCTTTTACGTAACGTGGAAATTGATTAGCAAAATCACCGATAATTTTTAAGTTGCCAGTTAAAGGTGCGCCTTTTTGTGCTAATCTAGCAAAATAAGCTGGATCAACATTTTGGCTAGAAGGATTAAATGAATTTTCAACTTGATGTAATTTAGCTATCTCTACTCTAGCTTGTCTCAAATTAGCCATCAATTCAGGCTGTCCTGATTGGCTTACAACTTTGTCTAATTCATTTTCTAATCGAGTAGCTTCATTTTCCGCCGCATTTGCTTTCTGCTGAAATTCAGGATTGCCATTTTTCTTAAATGCAGTCCAATTACTTCTTGCATCGCTTCTTGCTTGACGTAAATCAGCTACCATTTGTTTTGGATTAAATTGTTTTGGTTGCATTAACCCAGTATTAGGATTAAGTACATCTATTTGCTGTAAGGGTAAACTTTGTACATCGTCATATGCTTTGCCAGCATCAGCGCGGAGTTTTTCAAATAATTCACTTGAAAGTGGTGTATCTTTAGATATTCCAAATTCCTGTCGAATAAGATTATTTGTAGTTTCTTGATTTTTTACCATGGCTTTTTCAGTTATTGCTGTTTTACCAGCAAAACCTTCTAATGCCGTGGCAGTAGCGGTTGGACTAACTGCGGATTTAGGTGCAACAAATCCTGCTGATCTAGCGTCTTGCCAAATTTTATCTTTTACTACGTTTGCCGCTTGTTGTTGTTCAGCAGTTCTTACCGCATTTTGTGCCGCAGACGCAGTTTTTGATATTGCAAAAGGTGTAGCTGCGCCGACAACTAATCCAGCTATAGGGCTTCCAGTAGCTTCAGTTGTTGCTTGACCAGCAGCCGCTGATGTTCCACCTACTATCATATTACGTAATAAATTTGATGTTCCGCCTATTGGCGCTAATATTGCACCTTGCCCACCAACATCAACAATTCGTTGTGCAGGCGTTAATTCTTTATTTGCTAAAAAACCTGGAACATTTGCTTGCGTTGCTGCTGTTGTCACTGGAGTAAAACCAAGAGACACATCAGGCGCAAGGTCTGGACGCCCAGCTAAAATAGCGCCAGTACCATATGCAGCTTTTCCTAAATTCACTACATTTGATGCAAAGTTAGGTAAAATATCTGCCGCACCAGCAATAGCTCTTGCAGGTAATCCGCCAATTACTTCACCCCACGAAGCAGGTTTACGCTGATAGTCTTGAGGCTGCGTGGTTTGCTGGGTTTCAGTGGGAGCGGCAGGCGAAGCAGCTTCATTTAAATGCGCTTGTATTTTAGCTTTAGCTTTAGCAGGGTCAGTTTCCGACAAATCGTAATACTGACCTTTATATTGGTATGTAGGCATTATTGGTCATCCAATACAATAGGGGCTTCTTTAGTTCCTTTGCCAGATGGTTTAGCAGGCGTTTTACCGCCAGACTTATATGAATAAGTTGTACTATATTGATTATTTATAGTTGTCTTTGCGTTCTCTAATTTAGAAATTGCTTCATTTATTCGTTTTTTCAACGAATCAGAATACTGAGACTGATCTAAACCAGTGCCTTCTCTCAACGTAGCCATATCTTTATCAGAAATAGAACTTAAACCAGCGCCGGTTGGCGATGAACGACGGAGATCAATAAGCGATTGAAGCGTTTGTCCACTAACAACTTTATTAAATAAAGATTGTGCATCTTTAGTTCCTTCAAGAAATTGCACACCTTTAGTTCTGGAGTCATACGGCCCAGTTATAGCAGGTAAACTTGGATGGTCACGTAATGCTATTAGATCAGCTATTTGCGCATCAATAGCATTGTTAGCACTTTCATTAGAGGCAGTAGCTGCGGGATAATTATTTTCCCGTTCTCTAAACGCTTTTGGAGTTATGCCTAATCTACCTGCTGTAGATTGTTCAAGATCAAATGTAGCTTGATCTCGTTTATTTTCAGCTTCTTTTAGCTCAACTTCACGGCGACGTAAGCTAACATTTGCTTCATCTATTTTAGCAGTTCTTTCATGCCATGCTTTTGTTTCAGCTCTTTGTTCTGTTTCACCCGCAGTTTCATCCGCACGACGTTGTGCTTCTGATTTCTGCGCACCAGACATGCCTTTTAGCCTAAAATGTTGAGACCTGTTTTCAATAGGAATAGAGAGCATTTGTTGCTGTGTGCTTGCAGCTTGTGCTTGATCCATGTAGCCGTTAATAACAGCATCTTGTACCCATGAAACAATATTTTCATTGGATGGATTAGACGCCAAGTTTTGAAACGCTTGGTCAAGCCATTCTTGTCTTGATTTAGCTTCATCCATGACATTCTTTTTTTCTGACGCTTTAGACGTTGCAGTTTCTTGCTGAAGTTTTAATCTTTCAGCAACTGCTTTAGCCGTCGCTGCGCCAGAAGTGCCGTACCTATATAGTCCACCTAAACCTTCAGGCGTAGATAAATCGGCAGAACTTAAATAGTTTCTAAGCGCATTAGATTCTTCCATAGTCTGCTGTTCAGAAGCCAACTTCATTTGATTAAGCTGATTCGTCTGCTGCGCATTACGAATAGTAAGCGCGTTTTGTATAGCGGTTGCTGGATCAAATGTTGATGGCTGTACGCCAAGGGCGATTCGTGGATCAATAGGCATGATTGTTCTCTAGTTAGAGCTTAATAATTTCGCCAGGCGCGGCTGAAGTAAACATAGAACCATATCCTCCAGTGCTTGAAACGCCTGGCGAACCTATGCCATATCCGCGGCCATATCCGCCGCCATATCCGCCATATCCACCTGTAGGCTGATTAGTCATATATTTATTCATCATAAACATGTTGCCAATGTTTCCAATAGCGCTATTTAACGCATTAGCTTGACCGACATATCCTGAAGCACGGGCGTTAGCTGCACCCATATATGCTTCACCGGCGTTATTAGCATAGTTTTGCCCTGCTGCGCCCATACCTGAAGCATAATTTTGACTCGATTGAAGTTGTTGCCCCGCGGCTAACTGACCTACACCAGCGAGCGACTGCAATGGGTTGAGCCGTGCAGCGCGTTCTGTTTGATAACGATTAAATGCGTTTTGATATTCTTCAGACGCCAATCCTTGTCCGTATTGCTGTACGCCTTTCAATGTTGCGCCTGACAACGCGCCGCCACGAGCAGCCGCACGGCCTTGAAGTTGTTTTAAGCCTTCTTGCAAACGGAACTGATACCCAGGATCAGCTTTGAATTGATCCATGCCAAAAGGCGTATAGTTACTGGCAAGCGGAATAAGCTGATTAAGCGCCTGCTCGCCAGCTTTTCGCCAAGGCTCTATATCAGCTCGTTGCTGATTATACTGTTGCTCCATTAGAGCTTTTTGTTCTGTCCATTGCTTATATTGAAGCTCCGCAGCCCGATCAGCGGCAGCAGCTTGAGTATCAGCAGCGTTTTCTGCTGCGTTCGATGCCATAGCTCCGCCTACAACAGTGGCGCCGGCTACCCAACCTAACGGCATGATGGAATCTCCTTAGTAAATAAGTTTTTAATGCAAATAATGAGCGTGATGCGATCTTCATCGCTATCATTAGTTACCCAATGCAAAAATGAATTATCAAAAGTATATAAATCACCAGGTTTAGTCACCAAGGATTCGCCTTCAAAACAAAAAGCCTGTTTGTCATTACCTGCAATTTGCACTGCAAATTTATCGTAATATCGTGAGTGCCAACCTTGATCTATATGTGGCTTACATTGTTTGCCTGCGGGTATTTTGGTTATCAATACGCAACCTAATCGTTCTCCGCAAACAAAACGCATAACATCAAATACTGTTCTATATACAGAAGGTAATTTATTTATCTCTGGATACCAAACTGATTCATGTACATCATTAAAAGCCGCCATGTCGCCTTTCATATTACTAATGTCGTTATATCTTATCCATACGTCTGATATATCGGCATGTGGCCCCTGAACAAAATCAGTGCCATAAGCAACTCTGCGATGCGGATGTAAATTCCAAATTTCAGGCGCAGCATCAAGTTCAGCTTTAATTGCTAAAACATCTATCCCGCTATGTAAAAGTTCTATCTTCATGCTGCTTTCAAATCGGCAATAAATTTCTTTACGTCACGTTGAATATTCATTTGGGTCAAAATTTTTGCACGTTCTTTGTCAAAACCTGACCCTATTACACGATTCCAAACGTCTTCTAAATAACATAAATCAGTTAATAAGTCATATTTAATTTCGCTGTGCGAAGGCAGGTCAAAATTAAACGCGTCGTAAGTTGGGTTCAAATTAAACTGCTCATCTAACTTTTTAACTGATTTATTTATTTCATTACGGTCTCTAACTAATGTAAAATACTTAGCGTTTGGAAACGCGTCGTATACAAAATTTGAATACATACTCGCCGCAGTGTCTACTGCGCCTACTACTGATTCATTCCTTGTTTTCGGTACATTTTTCCAATCTTTCGCTGCTGTTAATTCATGGTAACAAAAACTATCTTTACCTGTAAGAAACACAGACAACCAAGCACTTCCAGAACGGGGCAGTGAAAATATAAAAAAGTTCACGTATAAGTCCCCTGCAACTGAGGCGGAGCAGCTAACGCCATCGTCACAATCACTGATGGCGTGCCAGGTCGCGTGGGCGAGGTCTGGGGGCCGATGTATTGGATCGTGACGTTAGAGTTAGTAGTCGCCCACATTATCTCAACATCGTCGCCCGCTGCCAAGTCAATATAGAAATTGAGTGCACCGAGCAAGTGGCCGTCCACCCCGCCATGTTTGTTGGAGACGGAAAACTGGCTATTGCTTTCCGCCACATTTACACCATTTTTACGGAACCAGATGTCAACGTCATGGATTGACGCGTCGGTGCTGACAAGCTGCACGCTAAACTGGATATTGTACAGTCCTGCCAAAGCAGCTACTAGCCGTGAAGCTACAGTGCCCGTGATAGTCGTAGAAGCCGTAGTCTGAGATACGCTGACCACGTACGTACCTGTGCTGCCCGCCGTGCCGGTCGATTGAGATACGATTCGCGTGCCCGCTGTTACGCCTGTACCCGTCAAAATCATACCCGGATAGATCGTGCCTGAAGTAACTGCCGTTACAGTCATTGTGGTACTGGCAGGACCGATGGACGCAGTAAATACGGCTGTGCGGTTCTGCACCGTCACATTGCTGCTGTACGCCGTATTGTTCAGCGTCATTGGATAGGCTGTGGTCGTTGAGCCGTCAGGCTGGTTCTCTGTGCTATAGAACGAGCCATAGATCAGACGGGCGTTGGCAGAAATCGTGCTATTACCCGTAGGGCTAGAAATCGTAATGCCATCGCCTGCCGTGTTAGACAACACGCCCGTATTATCAATCGTTACATCGCCAGTGGCGCTGGAAACGGCAATGCCCGTCCCTGCAACATTTGATAATACGCCCGTATTGTCTAGCGTGATGCTACCCGCAGCATTAGTAACGCCGATGCCATCGCCTGCGGTCAGAGTGTTTAATGTGTAACTATTGTCATCGCCAATCAATAACTGGCCGTTAGTTGGCAGTTGGCTTGTACCCGTACCACCGCTGGCAACAGGTAACACGCCTGTTCCCAAGCCTGTAAAAGCAAACAGGCTATAGAAAAACCGATACCATTCACGAGAGACGTAGTTCGTCTGCTGGTCAATGATCGGTACACGCGGAGGTGTGATTTGGGTACTAGGCTGCATTAGGCGTTAGTCCCACTGGCTTGAAGTTCAGCGCCTAGGATCACCAGTTTGACAGGATCAGTACCAGAAATTTCATACACGCGGTCACGCAGCTTCAAGGTCATGCCCAGACGACGCCAGAACACGCGCTTGTAGAACTCGCCAATTTTACCCATGCCTGCCCAATGTTCGTTTGACCATGTATGCCCGCCATCGTCAGACCAACGCAACATGACCTGCGGATCAGCGCCTGGCGTATGAAACGAGTCAACTTCTAACGGATCACCGTCTTCGGTAGTGATCGTATCGTCATCTTCCGTTGCCAATTCGCCTTCAAAATATTCATTCGTCACGCCAACGCCAGACTCGCAATCAAGTTGCAGACTATGGTGCGCTGTGCGCTTGAGGTCGTTTTGACCTGTGGGAATAGCCCGCCACGAACGCAACCAGCGTTGTTCTGCGCCGTTGTCGTCATAGACGTCAAGATCAAACGCGTACAAATTGCCGTTTTCGTAGTCGCCGACAATGACTTCACTGTTGAACGCTAACTGGCAATTACTACGATGACGTAAAAATTCGCCATTCTCCCACGCCGCACGCTCATGCCATGCGCCGGTTGCGGCGTCATAAACCCAAGTGGCATTGGCTGATGGGAACGTCAGAACGTAAAACGAATGGCCTTCTTGCTGATACGTATAGGCAATCGCGTCAGAAATATTGCCGTATTGAGCGATAGCGTATTCAATAGCGTGAGTAGAAATGCGCTCGCCGCGATAGCCATTAGCTCGATACACCATGCCTTGACCACGAGCGTCAGCGCCTAGCCAGAACAGACCATTGTCCATTTTGGATACAGAAAATGTTGCAGCGCAACCCAATTCGTTAAACGCACCTTGGATGCGGTCAAATATCTGATCGCTGCCAGATTGATACCAAATTTCAACTGAATTTTCACCCAATAGCCATAATTCACCGTGATCGACGATCATGCCGACCAGATTGTCTGGTGAGCCTTCGGCGCTAAATACGTTAGTGGCGTCAAACACAAGCGGCCAAACATATCCGCCGCTGCCAATGTCGAACGTATATAGGTAATAGAATCGTTGCGAATTAGGTTCTATATAAACAAAGTATCCGTTGATATACGCAACGACATTTGCACCTGCAAAGTTAGAATCAGTAATTTGCAACAGCGTATTAGTCGAAATCTCGTATTGATACCCCAGACCATCAGCCGCAATAAAAATGACAAAACCATTGTCCGTCATGCTGACAGGGCCAGTGTTGCCGACCGTACCGATTAGCGTTGCATTATAGTCAGTATCAACTTTGTAGAATTGAGTACCGCTAACAACATAGGCGTAATTTCCATGCCACCACATGCCGCGGATCGGGCCATCGCTAATGGTGGTTAATAGCCGAAGGCCAGGCGCACGGTTTAAGAAAGCGGCTTCTTTGCCGCCTTCTGGCACAACTTCGGGGAAAAGATTAACGCAACGATTGTCGGCAGCGTTGACGCTGCGTGCGACATAGGATGAGCCTAAAATCGGCGTCTTCATCAATAATTTCCAGCAAAGATGTTAAAGCGTTGCCGAGTTGCCACAAGGCTATACGGCAACGACATAATATCTTCAGGGTTGTTAATGCGCTTGATGTTGCGCTTGCTGGTCATCGCAATGCGCTGAACTTGAGTTGATGGCTCGACGCCGAACTCAGGGGCCAGTTCCATTGCTAAGTTATATACGAACGCTCGCAAATAGCCTGGCGGGAACGCCAATTCAGTTGCCAGCGTTGCAGGTTGTGATAACTCCTGCACGGAAATAAAATGCCATTCCAGTAAGCGCGTAGGCTTAGGGTAAATGGTCATTTGAATGTTCGGGTATTCCATGTTGATCCACATGACTTGTGGATACGTAGAAGTCACCGTCTTAACAGCGATACCGTCATACTGCTGTTGGTTAATAAACTTAATGCCGAACGAGACGTTCGTGCCAGGATCGCGGTAATAGGTTGAATCGTCTAGCAATACAGGACGAATACCATCGAAGCCGCCAAAGCTAGAACCCGTAGGGCCAAGGTGCTGTTGAATTTCGCCCGCAGGCCAGTTAAAAGTCTGATCGATCGTGTTATAGATCGACAGACGTTCAGTCGACCATGAGTCGATCATCTGGTTAAATGCAGTCAACGCATCTTGCGACACTTCTGCTGAGGGCGTTTCGCCTTCAGCTAACACGCCTAATAGCCGTAAGGCACGATTGATTTGATCGCCCGCAGTGACGCTCATAGCTTACCCTGTTATT